CTTTGTTTTTGCTCCAATACAATTAGAAGATTAGGTTATCTTCTTCTAAAATGCCTATCAAATAGATTTCCAACAAGTTTTGCGTACTTACTCGGATTTCTTGAGTTTTTGTATTCTTGGAATGCTTCTGCAAGAAATTCGTTAATGTTTGTGCTTGCATATGTTCCCAAAAATATCTTTTCAAGCCCAACAGGATCTGTGCTTAACGATGATATTTCATTAAGATAATCTGTTGCTACACTCCTTAATTCCTTAAAGAAATCAATCGTATTTGGATTAGACATGTCTCCTTTTATTGATGCAACAAGGTGTGCAAATTCATGGACGAGTGTGGAAATTTGCTTTTTATCGTTATCACAACGTGAAAAAAAACTTGCGACGTCCTCAAATCTACCATCTTTTAATTTTGCTCTAACATTTACGTGTTTGTTTCCGTATATCTTTTTCTTTGTTATTTTATCTTTGGTTACAGATTGAGATACTTGCCCGTTCAATCCTCTAAGTGGCTTTGTGTAAAATACTGCTAACTTTTGCTGNCCAAGATTGTACTCCTTGTTCAACGCAACAAATTCTTTTGCATAAAGTTTTGCTGTTTCAACAGAAATACCATCTGCTTCGTGCATACTAACCCTAACGTCATATCCGAGTACCTCTTTAAGTTCTTTTGTAAATTCTATCTCAATATCTCTTATAGTGGTAAGCGAGTCAATCCTATCCTCATATTCGTTACTTGCCTTTTGAAATAGCACATCATCGAACAGTTTCATTTGGCGAGGATCCGCACCGTCTGCAAGGCTTGGGGCTACGTATTTTTGATTATCTCGAAGGAAATAGGGTAGGGACTTCGCACTTTCGATTCTGTCCGTATTCTGACCTACCCAATCCTTAAAGTGTGCCGGAACATCCTTTACTTCATTGCTTGGTCGAATTTCACGGTCTTCCATCATCGCATCCATAAACTCGTCTTGGTCCGCAAGTATTGGTGTGGCGATACATCGGCATTGCGGGTGCCATCCCGAGAATTTGAAGTCTTTCGGATATTCACCAGATAGCCCATCACAAATTTCAACCTTTCCTGGGTTTTGCTCTTCCCATATCTTGAGCCATTGCCAATGCGTGTTTGACACGCTAATTCGAATACCAACGACAAAATCCATTTCCTGCCAACGCTCATAATCGGCCTCACGATACGCATTGTTCGTTTCTGTGATTGCTACACGCTTGGCATTCTGATACGATGAGCGATATATTCCACGCCCGGGGTTATACTCTCTCGCAGGTCTTGACAAAACCAAATTCCCATTCTCGTCACGAACACGGCGAAATAGTTTGTCGGGGTGGTCAAGATTTTGCCGAATGTGCTGAGAAATCTGTTGTGCGGACTTTCCGTCTGCAATGCCTTCGGCAAGCGACCATTCAACATTTTGCTTATACTGTTCTGAACTTCGCCAAATTCTGTCCGACAGCGTAACACCGCCTGCGTCTTTTCGCTTGATAAATTGCTTTACTGCACTATTATTGTAATTGAGATATTGATTGGCTACTGTAGAATTTCGGATGAAGTTTCTAACCATTTGGTCGTTCTTTTGGTTAGATGTTCGCCACGAATGCTCAATACTTGACGTTATTTGCCTTTCGACCCTTTCGCCAAGCTCTCTGCTAAGTTGATCAACCTTGCGTTGTATTCTCGGATGCTGGCTAAGCTTGAACTCGGTATTGGGATTAACTCCGCTAAGGTCAAGCTTGCCAATTTCACGAGTGATATCCTCGTATATCCGTTTTATTCGCTTTTGGACGGATTCAACGCCTTTTCTATGTAACTTATCAAAGTCTGTCATTGCTATTTTTAGAATGCTGGCTCAATGGCGTCTTGATGCGATTCTTGGTGTAATTCTTTCAAGATTGATTTGGCTTTTTCTGTGCCGTGCAACTGTCGGACTGCTTCGGCTTGAGATGTAACGGCTTTTCCGCCTGTTTGCTGACTTAGCATCTGCGACTCTCTCATCATATCGCTCACATCAAACGGAACAATCTCGCTTTTAACAACGAGAGCGTCAACATCTTTTGAATTGCTGAACATTGCTTTGACAAATTCCTTGATAACGCTTATCTCTCTGTCAAAAAACTCCTCAAGATTTCCTGCCTCAAAGCGGACTTTCATTTGTGCGTCTTGAAGTGCTATACGCATAGTTTCTGTGCTGACACCCGACACAGCTTCAAACGATAAGTCTGGAATTTGCAAAACACGATGTTGTTCTTTTTTGAGTGTTTCAACCGCAAAGCGAGAGGCTTCGACACTACCTTGCCACTCGACAACCTTCAAATCGCTACCCTCTGATAAGATCCAGTCTTTGCTCAGTTTTGGTGGTTTCTTTTTCCCGCCTTTTTTTTGCCTATTGTCAATCTCGTATTCTTGATTGGCATTATCTTTGTTGGCGTCTGCAATGATTTGTCCTGCTGTTTCAGCATCTGTAGTAAGCACTTTGTTTGGCACAGAGTTGTGTCGAATATAATTCCCGTTTCGTGATAATATCCACTCTTTTTCGTAAGTTATTGACGAAGTTTCCTCCCAAACAGGATATTCTCGCCACGAATAGATAACAGGAATTTTTTCGATATCCAAATTTCGTCTGCTTGTATCGTCCTCTTCCCACTCTCCGTCCTTTTTCACGTAAAAGATAGCGCTGTTTTCTGCATAAAAATCCAAGCGCTCAATCTCTTTTGTGCCCGATTTCTTTTTGTACTCAACGCCAAATCCAACCATATCATCGTAATCGTCAAATATCGGATAAAGCACGTGTCCAAGCATTGGACTGTAAGTTCTGCACTTGATTTTGTTCTTGCTCTTAACGCCTGCATATTCAGTATCGCACTCATAAGCATACCACACAGTCGCTATTTCGCAAAACGAAAATAATTGATTGATGCGTTTGATATTCAAACTGTTTATCCTGTTGTTTTCAAGGATAGCTTCAATTACATTTGCAATTTGCGTTTTACCTTCGTCTTCACTGCCATCTTCTTTCTTGGTGTTGTAACTCCTATAAACGGGCGTTCCGACACACATACTTGTCGCACGCTTAGCAAACAACTTTTGGTCGGGAATGACAATTCGCGTCATTTTTTCTTCACCTTCGATATCGTCAGGGTACAAAGCCTGGTCCATAACAGGGTGTTCATTGCCGTTATATTCCTTTTTTATATCTTCCGGCTTAGGAACATTGAACGGTCTGTGAGTACGAATTTCTGTTACTGCGTCTTTTGGCTCTAATTTCAAGATTTCTTCGATTGTTTTCATGATATTTTATTGTTTATGCGTATGGGAATGATTTTTTTTGATATTCAAAGTAGGATCGCATCAAAAATAAGTCTCGCCAATCCGGGGAATGGCCAATGTCTTGTTTGATCAACTCTTTTGGCTTTATTTTTAGTTTTCCGTCCGAATCTACATCGTAAGTTTGGAGTTGCTGCAATTCATTCGTGATACACTCCTTGTCCTCTTGGCTCAAATCGCAGTCAATGCTCATTTCTGCGCTGTTGATTTTTTCAGCAAGTTTGTAACCACATTGCGATTGCAGATTTTGATAATTTTCGCCATCGAAAGGACGACCGTTATTCGTGAAACCGATAATTCCGCAGTTATCGACAACTCCACCACCTACGCCATCCTCGTCCGCGATTGACTGTTTCTTGCCAATGCGATACTTTTGCCGTAGATGTGTAATTGCTTGCTGTATCTGAGTTGTTTTGCTGACATCGAAAGAAATATGTTCAATAACAGACCAGTTGTCCCAAACTGCAATTCGTGCCTTGTCGGACCCGAAACGTGCGATGTCAGCGGTAAGAAACATTTCGCCTGTTCTCTTTGCCAAATCGTTTTTGAATATGGCTTGGATTGCATCATAGTCGCACATTGCATTTGGGTTGTCATCGTAATCCCAATTNCCTTTNAGNAGNCGNTCCTTTNTNNTTTTATCGGCTGTTGATTCAAGAATTTTGATATAATCTTTTTCAACGAATGGATTATCTTGTATCAAACATGACAAAAAAATCATATTTTCTGAAAGTGTGCCATCTTTGCTCGGCTTGTAAAACTCGCTATAAAGCCAATTCTTTTTCGGATTGCAGGTTATGAAAATCTTTCCGATCAGTCCGTATTTATCATTTAGATGCCTTCCGATGCGTGTTTTTAGAGTATCGTAT